TTTGTTGTTCTTCTGTAAGTTTAACTCCAGACTTAATTTCTTCATAGTATTTAGACTTTTGCCCGTCTAAATAGGCTTTAGCCTCGGCAACTTGCTCTTTGAGGGCTATTTTTTTTCTTTTAATATCCTTAGGATCATCTTCATCTTCATTGTAACCAAAAGTTTCTTCTAATAAAAAGCTTCTTTCTTCTGCGGTTAAATGAGATTTTGTAGCACGATAATACTCATCGAGTACATCAGAGTTGTCCATTTTAGAAACATCTCTGTTTAAGTTTACGTAATCTTCAAGATCACCACCTGTTTCTTCCATGAAAGTAACTAACCTTTGGATATTCTCAGGCAGTGGTTCGCCAGATGCTTGAGATTCTTTAACAGCCTCATCAACAACTTTTTCTACCTCTTCAACAACTTCTTGCTGCTCGGCTTGTACTTGTTGTTCAGCTTCAACCTCTTCAATTGCTGGTTGTTCATTAACAACCCCTGGTTCTTCAACTACCTCCACCTCTTTTTCAGCGGGTTGTTTTTCAACCTCTTCACTTTTTGTAGGTGCTTTATCTAAATCAACTTTAAAAACGCCATCGTCTCCAGCACTATTAAATTTTGATTCATCTATTTCTTGAGTAACCTCTTCTACAGGTGACTCAACTTGTTCTTGAGGTATTTCCTCAACAACATCTTTGTTTTCTTCTGTCATAATAAAATTTTATAAAATATTAAAAATTAAGAAACTACAAGTCTAAACCTGCGTCTCCTGTAACTATATCATTACCTGATGACTCAAACTTTTTAAGTGAATCACCCTCACTTCTTTGAGTAATCATTTGTTTTTGATGTTCAGCTTGTCTATCAACACGTTGATCTTTTCTATCTTCTCTTACAGACTCTAGTTTGCTAGCTACATCTCTTTCTTCTCCTTTTAATCTAGAATTTAACTCAAACTCAAAAGCCATTAATTCTTTTTTAACACTAGCTTCTTGCTGTAAATACATGGTTTGTAATCTATTCTTTTCTTGCTCTAGTTGTATTTCTGCTTGAGTTTTTGCTTGATTTTTTTGAACTTCAGCTTGAGCGGCGGCTTGTTGTGCTTGTTGATTTGCTTGTGATTGAGCTTGAATATTTTGCTGTTGGATTTGTTGGTCTCTAGCAATTTTAGCTTTACGTTTTACTTTTAGTAATTGGTTAGCTAGTTTAACATTTCTAACATTGCGTAAATCTATAGCATCATCTAAGTCTATTGATTTTTGAGCTATAGCAACTTGTATGTTATTTTCCAATATAGCTTTTTCTTCTTCATCTGGCATTAATTCTATGAATATACCAAAATCATATAAATGTAGATTTTTCATTTCATCTAATGTAGCAACATTGTGAGCTCCAAGAGCTCTTATAAAGGCTTCTTTAGTTGGTGAGTATTCTATTATATCTGCAATACGAAGAGATAAGCACTCTGCAACTTCTGCTGTTATGTATAACATTGATTGTAGTATATGTCTTGTAGCTGTATTAGAATTTGCTGCAGCCATTTTTTGTACACCTACTAACGCGTTACGATCTGGTGTGCTAGCGTCCCTAGCTTCGTTTAATCCAGTTACATCACGTATCATTTGCAAGTAGTAATTATAAGTAGTTATTAAGCTTTGTATCTTACCACTATTAACTCCATTGCTTATTTGTTGTATTGGTACTTTACCTGGATTCATATCTCCTTCTGACGTAAAACTTCTACCTATAACACTACCAGTTTGGAAGAACATGTTTAAAGCTTCTTGTGGATTATAGTTTGTTCCATTGCCTAAATCAATTTCAGCTAAACCATCTGCATCTAAGTAAACACCATCTGGAACCATTCTAGCCATTACCTGCTGTAGCTTTAAGTGCGTTAGTTGTATCATGTCTGCAAAGCTAGTTACTCTACCAACTATTGATTCAATTTTACCTTGATACATTCTAGGCGCTACTAATTGATAATTCATTTTTACCTTACCAAAGTCAGAGTCTGTACGCATCATATTGGGGCACATTCTCCACTCTAGCATTTTATCGGAACCTATTATGTAAACACCTTCATATAAAACTTCTACAACTCTTTCTAGTTTACTAAATTCTCCATCCATATTTTCAACTGGTGGATTAAATGTATCATCTTTTTCAATTATTCTTTCAGCGCCGCTACCTAGTGTTTTTAATTTATAAACATCATTCATGTGAGTTTTGTAATTAAAATATAAAACTTGAACTTTGTTTTTATCTCTATGGTTAACATAGTCTAGTGGGTATGAATATTTATCTGCTATATCTTTTATATCAGACTCTGATAAATTAGGAAACTGTTTGACTAATTCATTGATAGGTATTTCTTTTACTTCTCCTATATAGTATATATCTTCAAAATACGGTGACTCACTATAAGAATAAACCAAATCAGCTGGATCAACATATTCTGCTCTAGCTCCACTGCTAAAATCAAATGTAGTTTTTGTAGCTCCAATACCAAGTACTGTTAGATCATATAAGCATCTTCTTCTTATAAGATCATAATCACTACCTTCTAGTAAAACATTTAAAGCTTGCTCTTCCGCTAGCTCAACGGCTTGTTTGTAATCAAGCTGCATGTGTAATGCAAGTTCTTCTTCTGTATCTGGTAGTTTTTCTTTTTCATTTTCATACAAGTCTACACCAAAAGTTTGTTGTGCTATTTCATTAAATTTTTTAGCTCGCATATCACGAAGCATAGACTCCATGTAGTTTGTTCTTTTGCTAACACCTTTCTCATCTTGTGAAAAACAATTTATTTCAAAGTTTCTTTGAGCCATACCGTTAACAACAATGTCAACAAACTTAGGAATAATAGGAACAGGTTTCCAATCAAGATTTAAGTAAGATAAATCACCATTAATAGATAATTCATTTTTGTATTTTTGTATAGGTTGCTCACCTCTAGCGTAAAGTCTTAAGTTGTGAAAATTGTTTTGATAGTTATCATACTTAGAAGTGCTACCAGAAAACCACTCATGTCTAATTGCTCTAGCAACTTTTAAACCATAATCTTCACTTATTTTTTCTAAATCACTAACAGCTTGTGATGGAAAATTTATAGAATGTTCTGTTCTCATATATTATTTTTAATTATCTTTGATGAAGCTCCTTTGTTGTTATATTTTGATATATGTAGGTTTAAAGGTTGTCTTTTTTGTTTTGGGTTTGGTCTATATAAATGTCTATTGCAAGCCATAACTGCTAGACCTGAACTTATAGAGGCGTCATGTTTTGTTCTTCTATTTATATCAAACTTTGACCAATCGTTTAACGTCTCATTAAAATACATAGTACCATAAGTACCATCTTCTAATAAACCAACATGATCGTTGATATACATTTCAATTGCGGCAGCATGAGCTTGCTTTATGTCTTCACTAGAGTTTGGTATACCACCAACTTCTTTTTCTGCAACAGAAAGTTTGTTCCAAACTTTATCAGGCCTATTCATACTAAAAGCTCTATAGCCTCTTCTACGTAAATAGTATAATAATCTTGGTTTATTATTTTCAGCAAGTAGTGGCATACCATAAAATACTAATGCCATTAATACATCTTCAAAAAATATTTCAGCTGTTTGTGGTCTAGCTATATATTCTAAAAAGAAAGTGTTAGCTGGAGCGTCTTCCATAGAAAACTTTGTTAAACCGTGCAAAGCTCCTTTCGATCCTCTCTTATCTACTGTTCCAGATATATCGTACGAGTCACAACCAAAAGCACCCATGTGTTCGTTGCCTGGATATTTTACGCCATTTTTTATTATAACGTTATTCTGCAGTTTACTTCCTGGTACCCAACTTATTTTAAATCTACCGTTAGGATCTGGATTAAAAGTAACCAGTGTATCTTTCTTACCGTTTAGCCATTGAAAATTACCTAGTGTTATCACAGAAGAGTTCTTATTACCTTCATTATAATCTATTTGCTCATATATTTTCATTAGATTAAATAAACTATTTTTCGTTTCATCTCTAAACGCATGCTCTTCTGTTCTAGGAAACTGACGATAAAATTCATTTAAAGCATCTTGGTCATCTTTTAGTCCTTCAGCTTCATTATTCCAGTGGTCTATTACGCCGCAATCTATCTCTATTCCTTGTGGATCAAATGCTCGTTGTTTAGGATTACTGAATACAGGTCGTCCGAATTCATCAATGAATCCTTCGTAATTCCATTCCATAGGAATAAACAAAGAATATAATCCCGACTTAGTTTGTCCATTTCTATTGCGCTTGGTAGCATCTGAATCATTATACAATTTTTTAAAATTATCACCTCCCTTATCTAATGCGTTTGATGTACTTCCCATCATACACTTACCAACAACTCTACTACCTAAACGTAAACAAGTCTTTGTAACTCTCCAGTTATTTTTTATATTATCAGGTCTCTCCCACTTACCACTTTCATCATGCACCAATAAAGAAAGTTTTTCACCATCATAACTATTATCACCTGTATTTTTCCAGTCTATAGTTGTATCAAGACCTTCAACATCATCCATCTCTTCACGTTCACGTATTTTTTTACGTGTAAACTTTTTAGCTGGTACTCTATAAGCTAATTCAGATTTTGGACGATCCATACCATCTTGTATTGGTTTAAAAAAGAAAGGGTAATTTAAACTTATTGGTACAACTTTGTCTGTAAACATTTTCTTTGCATCGGCACCAGTCTTTGATAATATACCAAATCTACTATCACTAGCAAGTGTTGCTAGATTAACGGTTTCAGCTGAGCTCATAAACGAAAAACCAGAACGTCTATTTTTTAAATAGCACATACCGTAACTTCTCTTATCTGCTTTGCAGGCCTCCCAGAATATAAAGAAAAGTCTATTTGCCTCTCTGTAGTCTGGAGCCCCAACATCAATTTTACTCCACTGTAAATACATGTAGTGGGTGCCTGTTATATATGTTGATTTGCCATTATTCATAAACCAAAAACCTTCTTCTCTTCTTTTAAACTCTTCGTCTATATATCCATAGTGTTTTTCTTTAAAATCATCCGGATAATCTTGCCAATCAAATACAGTTTTTATTTTCTTTAAATAATCATTAGATGGAAACTGTTTCCACTTTTGTTCTGACTTTATCTTGCTGCAACTATATATATCACCTGGTTGTTTAGGTAATGCTATTTTTAAGCCTTGTATTTCTATGACATCACCAACTAAGCCCGTTTTAGATATAACTACAACGTCGTTTTCTTTATTATAGCCATACTCCCACTTTTTAGATTTATTTAATCTTTTTAAAGCGTTTAGCTTTATTGGTTCTATTATTTTATACAGCGTTTGCTCGTAACTCATTTTGATCTACCTTCTGCGAATCCTTTAAAAGTATTCTTTTTTTCTTCTATAGGTTTGTCTTGCAACATTGCTTCTTCTTCATGAATCCTATTTAGTATTTCAAAAGCATCGAATATAGCCAACTTCTTTGTAGCTGCAGCGTTCTTTAATCTATCTGCTGATATATCTTCATCTGAATCAACTATTTCTTCTCTAGCAACTTTAATTAGTTCTTCAACCGCTTTGTGCCCAGCTTGGATTATATTCTTCTTCGTTTCCTTGATATTCATATTTAATTGTAATAAATTTATTTAAAACCCTATATAATCTTTTATCTTCAATAATAAACTCATATTCACTATTGGGCGTAAACCCGACTAGCGTATTGGTTTTAAATTTACCATCAGTATATTTTATTATACCTATTAGAGGTTGTTCTGTATCTAAAGATAACTTATTGTTTGATTTTATAGGTTGAACAAAACTATAACCAGGCATAGCTTTATTGTTATATAAATATATTTGATCTTGTGATATAATATATT